AAAAACTATGGAACTGAATGGAGAGCATCCATTATATTCCGTCTGTTCAGTGTATTCAATAAAGTCATGACACAGTTCACCCCGTTTGCCATTGGTGCGTTTTTCTTAACTCGGCGCAGTATGTTTGAGGCATTCGGAGGATTTCCCAATAAGTATGACACCTCTGAAGATTACATTTTAAGTAAACAGTATGATGCAAAGAAATTTAAAATTGTTAATCATTATTTTGGACAAGATGAACGCCGGTTTAAAAAATTAGGGTATCTTGGAATGTTATGGTACATGACTGTAAATTTCTTTAACCGGCATAACTTACAGCATTTTGAAAAAGCTAAAGTTAATTACTGGGATTAATTATGCAACGATATAAGGCCATCATTGTATCCGATGTACACTTAGGAACAGACAATAGTAAAGCCGCAGAATTTTTAGAATTTTTAAACACCCATCACACCGACATTCTAATTATCAATGGTGATTTCGTGGATGGATGGGCATTGTCTCGCGGCGTTCGGTGGAGAGGCAAGCACACCAAAGTCATTTCCAAAGTGTTGGATATTTCTCGGAAAGTTCCTGTGGTATGGATTCGTGGCAATCACGATGAATTTTTACATGAGTTCATGCACATGCATTTGGGCAAGCTGCAAGTAGAAGAACATTACATCTTGGATTTAGGTGAGGGAAAACGATATTTCATTTTCCACGGTGATATCTTGGATGTGTTTGTTTCTAAATGGAAATGGATTGCAAAAATAGGTGGGCAAGGATATGACATCGCATTAAAATTAAACACCCTATATAATAAATGGCGGAAGTGGAGGAAGTTGCCGTATTATTCCATCTCCAAAGATATTAAAAAGGGTGTGAAGGCGGCAGTAAACTACATCACAGATTTTGAAGTAACAGCAACAAAACTTGCCAAACAACACAATTGTGATGGGGTGATATGTGGACACATTCATCAACCAGAAAATAGACAAATTGCCGGCGTGCATTATTTAAATTCAGGTGATTGGGTGGAAAATTTAACCGCGATTGTCGTGGACCATGACAACAATATCAGCATCAAGGAGTTTCACAAATGAGCGATGAACCAATTTTTAATGAAAATTCACAAGATATTATTATAGGAAGTCCAACTTCTCGTATTCGACATATTGAAATACGAAAGACTGGCACCACTACCTGGTTCAATAGTGCTGAAGCACCCATTGTTATCATTAGCCAAGCGGGCACAATTACAAATCTCGGTAACACTACCACAACAGGTATCGTTTCCGGCTCAGCGGGAGTATTCGTTGCTAACATGACCTCTGCCAGTGTTATTACCGGTCCTATCGGATGTACAACTGTGACTGCAACAACTTCTGTACAGGCCCCATTAGGCATATTTGCATCATTGGCGGCGCCCTATAAACTGTTTGATATTAGACACCCTGATCCGACAAAGGAAAACCAACGTTTACGGCATGGCAGTTTAGAAGGTCCAGAGTTAGCAGTATATCTTCGGGGCAAAACAACCGATAACACTATTGTATTGCCTGATTATTGGCAACATTTAATAGATGTAACAACTACCACGGTGCATTTAACCGCAACGACCCCTGAGCAAGAATTACATGTCATAGATGTTAATGAAAAAGAAGTTACGGTGGGCGGTAATCAAAATTCCTTATATCATTATCATATTGTTGCCGAAAGAAAAGATGTACCGAAATTAGAAATAGAGATAGATTCTCACCACGACTATGGGTTTTAAAAATGCATAAAGTTTTTTGTTGCCTTTCATGTGAGGCAGAATTTACAATAAAACATGACATGGACGACCATCATTATAAAATTGAGTTTTGTCCGTTCTGTCAAGAAACACTAGATGAAGAAGAAAGCTTTGAATTTGCTGATGAGGAGGAGTAATAAATAGTCTAGTCAACTAAGGAGACTAGATTATGTGGTTCTATGAAGATGTTGAATTTACTGAAATACCTGAAGATGTTATAGGATTTGTGTATCGTATTACTAATCTTAACACAGGGCGAGAATACATTGGAAAGAAACTATTCACCTCTGCACGAAGAAAAGTTGTTAAAGGAAAACGAAAAAAATTACGAGTTGAATCCGATTGGCGAAGCTACTATGGAAGCAACAAAGAATTACTACACGATGTTACTGCCCATGGACAGGACACTTTCCGCCGTGAAATATTGCGTTTATGTCACACTAAAGGACAATGCAGTTATTTTGAAGCTAAATTACAATTTGAATGTGGTGTCTTAGAACATCCCGAAAAGTTTTATAATACATGGATCATGTGTAGAATACACCAGAAACATTTAAAGCTATGATACTCATTACATTACTTTCAGCTCTGTTCATTAGTTCAGTTGCCGCTTGGTTTTCTATTGCAGGATTGATTGCAATTTTCCCAGGCGCCTCTCTTGCAGTAGGAATCATGGGGGCGGCGTTGGAACTAGGAAAACTCGTTGCTGCATCCTGGATTTATCGTTTTTGGAAAAAGACGAATATCTTAATGAGAAGCTATTTCATTGTGGCAGTTATGGTGTTGAGTTTCATCACCAGTATTGGTATCTTTGGATATCTTACCCGCGCATACACAGAAGGAACCCAAGGACTATCTGCCAATACAGAACAAATTGTATTGCTTGATGAGCAAATACAAGTGGAACGTGATGATATTATTTCGTCACGCCTTGCGGTACAACAAATGGATGCCGCCGTGAACAATCTTGTAGGAAATGAAACACGGGTGGAACGAGCAGTACAAATTAGAAATAGCCAACGCCGTGAAAGACAAACATTGAACGCGGCAATAGCAGAAAGTAATGAGAAAATTGTTAAATTACAAAAAGAAAAATCTGTGTTGAATGTAGGTCAAAGACAATTAGAAACAGAAGTTGGTCCTATTAAATATGTGGCGCAGCTAGTATATGGAACTGATGACACCGCCACCATTGATAAAGCAGTTCGACTTCTGGTTCTACTTTTAATTTTTGTTTTTGATCCATTGGCAATTCTTTTAGTGATTGCTGCCAATCTCTCAATGAAAAATGATTCATCTATTGTTGTCCCGCCAGCCGCCCCGCCAACAAAAATTTTCGTGGAATCTGTAAATAATAAAGAGAATATCACCAAAATGGACACTGACTGGAATCCTGGAAGTTGGTTTAAGATAGTAAATAGACCTAAGTGATTGAAAAATAAGCACTTACACAGCACTTGACAAACGGGCGAAAACCGTGTATATTTAAGTATACTCTAAAATTATGGAGGCTGTATGAGTCAGATTCTTGATAGTGTAAGTCGGGAAGGTGTTCGCAATATGTTATTCGCTTCGGTGGTTGAAATCACGTTTACCAAGTCGGATGGTTCTTCGCGGGTCATGAAGTGTACGCTTAACGAGGAATTTCTTCCAAAGATTGAAGCGCAGAAAAACACAACGTCACGCGCGGTAAATCCTGAGGTGTGTCCTGTATGGGACATGGAAAATCAGGCCTGGCGTTCATTCCGCTGGGATTCTATCACTGGAATTAAAATTTAATTATGACTACTTTACACACGGTTCTTCCTCCTGCCTCTGATGTCAAGTTTATTGGCGATGAACCTACATGGATTGGCATGGATGTTGCTGAAGATCAGTACAACAAGGAACTGCTTCTTGCACTAAACTGGCACAATTATTGTGCGGGTGATAAAGATTTTGTGAAATATATCGACGCTTGGATCAAGGCATATCGTTCCAAGACGGCAAAGCAGGATGTTGCCGTCTGGCATGAATTTGCTAAGTTGGACAAGTCAGTGTGTGTCCTGGCCCGTATTCAGATGCAAGGATTCCCGTTGTCTGAAAATCATCAGGCACAAATTGTTGAGTATGTAAATGTTGCGACTACGCCCGCGAAGCGAACGCGCAGTTCAAAGACGCCTGTGGTCAATCGTCCCACCATTCAAGATAGAATTCGTCAGCAAGTATCTTCAATTCTATCGGATTTGGATGTGCGGGTGGATGATGCTTTCGATGGCAATCTTG